ATTTATTTAATTTTTAACCGACTAGTGACCAAAAAATTTTTAGTGGACACTAGTGATATGGATAATCAAACTCAAGAAGGAACAAAGAACATGCAGAAACGACATACCGACCGGGAAAGCTACTTTGGTGAACAGTCACAGACCAGCAAGAACTATTATATCCCCTACATAAAGGAAGTCATCGGACACATCCCCGATAAAGTGCTGGAAGTGGGCTGTGGAGAGGGAGGCAATCTGCTCCCCTTTGCCGAAGCCGGTTGCCGGGTGATGGGCGTAGACATTGATGCCACGCGAATAGAACAAGCCAGAACCTTCTTCGCCCAAAGGCATCAGCAGGGACAGTTCATTGCCACCGACATTTTCCAGCTTAAGGACAAGGCTACGAATTTTCCCCTAATTCTTCTACACGATGTGATAGAGCATATCAGAGACAAAGAACGGTTCCTCTCCGGCCTACAAAAACATTTGTCTGCCGACGGAGCTATATTTGTAGGATTTCCCGCCTGGCAAATGCCATTCGGAGGCCACCAGCAGATAGCACACAGCCACATTGTTTCACATTTCCCTTTTCTCCACCTCCTTCCCCGCACTTTATACAGATGGATATTAAGACTATGCGGTGAGCAGGAACGCGTAATCACGGAGCTACTGGATATAAAGAGCACCGGATGCACCATCGAACTGTTCAATCGCATCGCCCGGCAAGCCAACTATCAAATCATTGACCGGAGACTGTACCTTATAAACCCACATTATAAAATCAAATTCGGCTTGTCCCCACGAAGGCTCAACGGAGTTATTGCTGCTATCCCGTACATAAGAAACTTCTTTTGTACAAGTTGCTTTTACATATTAAAGAAAGGGACTAAAACTGTTAATCACTACTGATTTCCCAGCTTTAGAATTGATTCCGAACCATCAATTTAAGATTATATATTCAGAAGAAACCATTAAATTTCTGAATAGCCCTGATGAAAGAGGGGGTGTAGAAACCCTCATAAACTAAAAAATCACCCTCGCTGCAGATGGTTGTAGCGAAGGTGATTTCAATAAAAGGGGAACTTGCACTTCCTCCCTTTTAATGTTTTTACATCGTTACTTGGTTCATTACAGCCTCGTCAGGTGTCGTTCCTATTTCATCGGCAAATAATATGTGGGTGATAGACCCTCTCGGGGTCGGAGTTTCGATTTTAATTCTTTGACCTTGGTACATCTCCGGAATATCCACCAGCTTACATCTATGGGCTTCGTTATTGCCAAAACTGACATAATAATCTTCCCCTATTACCAGCTTTACAGGTTTACGTTGAGAGAAATGAGTCGGACAAACAGAGCTATCCACTTTTATATCTATCACAAAACCAAGAGCGGATGTTACCTTAGATAGTATATCAATGCTCACATTATAAGCCCCTTTCTCTATCTTGGCTATATTAACACGATTAACACCACAAAGATTAGCCAATTCCTCTTGGGTCATATTTCTCTTCTTGCGAAGAATGGCTAACCGGTTACCAATCCGTTCACGTTCTTTCAAAATCTTCTCTGTACATTTTCCTTCGTGAATTTTCATAAATCTGTTGCAGAATTTAAAGTGTTGCCCCCACTTCTAATAGTTATTGGTTTTTGAACAGACAAAAGTAGATATTAATTTTGAATTGTAGCACATTTACTACAACTGTTTTCTAAATGAATATAAAAGGTAGGGGGAGTAGAAGAAAAGAAAAAGCCCCTGAATTACTGGAATTCAAGGACTTACAAACTTCTTTTTACTATTTCCGTGGAGCTGGAGGGAGGGTTCACACACTCCATATCTGCTTAAATAATAACCACTTACATTTCCGTATATTTGTCTATTAGTCTATTTTTGTCTATTTCTGTATATTATGAACCCAATCGCTTGAGTTTGCATAATTTCTTTATTTTATTCATATAAATACTCCATAAATTATCGCTGATTTCTGAACGAGCTGGAGTAGTAGCATCGTTATAAAACCAGATTCTAGTAATTTCTCCTTTTGTATTACGCTCTATTGAACCTTCTTCAGCCAGAGACTCTAAAAACTCATCTGTAATATCGGTATATCGGCAAAAGAATGAAGAATCATCTTGTATTTTTCCACACTCTATTGAACCTAGATAAGTATATTCTCTATTAAAGAAGCACCATTCTCCTTTACTATTTTTGACCATGCCATAAGGCATATTGATTCTAAAAAAGTCTGTCATACTCTAATCTGTTGTTACTTATTTAAGATTTCTAAATTATTATCGCCAAACACAAGTTTAAGTACCTGTTCTTTTCGATCTTTCTTTAATTTGATTTGAAGAATAGCTTCTACATCTTCGGATGTCTTTCCGTCAGAGGTGTACTTCTGTGGATAAGTGAAAACATCTACTATATCCATATTCAAGGCACTTGCAAATTTTGAAAGTTGCCATAAACTCAACTGCACCTCACCGCTTAATATTTTACTGAATTGAGAAGCAGACGTACCTGCATATTCAGCAGCAGCGCCTTGTGTTAAACCTCTATCTGATATGATTTTACGTATCTTATCTATGACTGGGTGTATTGGAAATTCACTTTTCTTTTTCATATCTCAAATATATCTATTGATTATCAATATGTTATAACTTATTTTGAAACAAAATTTCAAAATATTCAATTATAAATTTCATATATTGAAAATTCATTTCTATATTTGCATTATAAATTTCAGAATAAGAATTGTAATATTTAAGATTATGAACGAAAAAAAATCAAAAATGGTACCTAAGAACCATTACGACCAAATGGAAAAAGCCACGAGACTGAAGCTCCGTAACGAGTTCCTAAAAAGAAGCGGTATGTCATTGATTACATTCTATGACAAATTAAGAAAAGACTCCTTCAAACCTTTGGAAAGAGAACTATATGAGAACATTTTCATAATTCAACAAAATTAAAAATCCAAGCAAATGATTTCTGCACATGAGAAGATGATGGAAACGATGCCCAAAGAGTTCAAACGTATAATGTCTCAAGTAGAGGCAGCGGTACGCAGCGGAAAAACAAGATACCTCATAAGTAGCAGACATTTAAAACCTGAATATGAAAAAGCGCTGTTAGATGCCGGGTATGAAATTAGAAAAGAACGTGTAGCAACTCAAATTACATGGTAGCATTTATCTCCAATATTGAATTCTACAACACCCCTGAAGGTGATGTGATGATGAAAGAGTTCGGGCAGCCGGCTGTTGTTCTCAAGGAGGCTGACCGCCCGACTATCGAACACATGCTTGCTGTCATCAGGGACAGATATCCGAAAGCACATGCCCGGCTGATGCAACTCTACTCCAGCAGCACGATGAATCGGTGGCATTACGAATTCCGGGTAGTTCATCGTTTCATCCGATGCAATTTCGGAGAGTATGACCAATACAATCTTGACATTAACAAGGATGGGCAGTTTGTATTCGAGGAGGTCAAATGCCCGTTACGGGGTGAATGTGAACATGAAGGGGTCATATGCAGACCGGAGCTTGATACAGCACTGACCGATCGCGAGATGGATGTATTTCGGCTCATTGCCTCCAACTGCCAAACAGATGAAATTGCGGCAGAGCTGCATATCTCGCCTTGTACGGTTAACCGCCATCGGGAGAATATCAAGGCAAAAATCAAGGTTCGCAATGTGGGTGAGATGATCTCCTACTGGCATCGGAATCAAATGAAATAAGCCCACCGTGAGGTGTGCCATCTGTGTTTAATGTGTATTCTATGGCTGTGACGGTCTGAGAAGATAGTCCGGCCCCTCATACTACATTCAAATGGTAGCGGTATACTTAAGATTTGCCGCGACTGGGGTTCGATTCCCCTATATGAGACGACGATTTACTAACTTAATAAACAGAATATATGAATAACAACAAAGGTTTTTCCTCCATTTCCACTCCTGACGGACAGTTCAGGATGTGGATTCCACGTCCGACGGCTTCGGGCAGAGTAATATGCAACTGTGGATTTGCACTCAAGAGTCATCTTCCTTTCGTCGATGCCGTTGATGCGCTGGACTACCTGCAGGTAGACGAAGTTCGGCAGATAGACCAGGACTTTAGTATCCTTGCCATTTCATTTCTCGATGCACCGCATGAGTGCATGCTGAAGATGATAGAAGATATCCCCGAACTTATGGAGCAATACTTGGTAAATACATAAAATCTGAATGCTATGAGATACTTTATAGACAACATCAAGACTTATGCCAATGTCAACAAAAAAGGCAGGGCATTACAGATATACGTGCAACAGTTTGACCGACATCTGATTGCTGACGAATGTTCTTTGGATGCACTGAAGTGTGACATCGAGCACCAGATTAAGGTTATGAATGAGAAATACCCACGCAGCCGTCCGGTTCGGCTCGAGGTATATGAGAATGCCAAGGGTGGACAGTGGACTATTCTTGTGGAGCATGACAGCGACAGCATTGTCTGTATCATATCCTATGAAAAGGTGATGGGCTATTATACCTTGGCAGATAAGATAGATGAATTTGCAAAAATAGGACAGTGATGAGTAATGTGATTGTTTTTTTGTGGATATCGCTAATTGTGATAGTGGCAGTCTTGATACTATGTGTCTGGGCAATGCGGAAAGCATCTGGCTCTTACCGAATTCTCTTTCTCTTTGATATTGTCGTCTTGATGATAAATATTGGGATAATAGGATTTGCAATTGGTTGTCTATCTAATATGCGGTAATATGAGAGATTTGAAAATGACAGATTTCCCGACATATCCTTGGGAGACCCTTGACGTATATCAAGAAAACAGTTACTGTTACAATATCCGTCCTGGCCAACATGTCGTTGGAGATTTATTTGATGATTCCAGAACGAAGCTGGTATCATACAACAGAAAATCACATGTGCAGATAATCTGCGTATGCGACCCCTACAAGCCGTCTTTCTATGCGCGTGAATGTATGTATGGTGTATATTCGGCGTGGAAAGAAATCGGAGAGGACATCTTTAACCTGGAGCTGATGGGGTATTCTACCAAGCAAAAATTTCCACCCCCATGTACATCACACCATTATTTTTAAGATAATATGAACAATGAATCGTTTGAGAGGGCCAAAACCCTCAAGGAAGAGATTGAAAAGTGTGATTCCCTGCTTGATTCAATCCTAAAAAGCAGCAGGGAATGCTGTGTGTATCGCGATGCCGATAGGGGTACTCGTGACATTATTGCCATCCCCCTTCCCAAGTATTGTACCCAGTACATTATTGATGGACTTTACGTAAGAAAGTGCCGGATGGAGCAGGAATTTAAAGAGTTATAACAATCTAATAACAAGAATCAGGTCAATGAAGAAAGGTCAGAAGGTACGCATCCTGCGTACCAATCAAGTAGCGACAATCGTCGAAGTGGAGTTAATTCGTAAAGGTGGCAAGGTACATCGGTACTGCCATCTGAAGACAGATGAAAAGTCATATTTGTGGTTGGATGCCTCAGAACTGGGGAGTGTGGTGGAGGAAGTGAAGGTCTCGGTAGTTGATGACCGGAACCGGGAGCTGCACTTGGCTATATGCCATGACTACTCCAAGGATAATATGAAGGTGCATCTTACCGGCAAGAATCCGGATAATCTGAAGGAAGCTTCCGGACTATATGCGAGACTGATGAACTTGTTCATTGGGAGCCTGAAGGAAACGCGGGAACTGTAGGAGCGGATAACGTCCTTGATGATATGGAAAGCCTATTGAAATATAGAATGGAAAATCTTGATTGGATAGACCGTTTCTTGGAGAAGCTTGGCGTCGACGCTTTTCTTGAGTTTGAAACGAGGGTATATAGTGCCCTCGACAAGCTCAAGGTCATGCATTACTATGATATCGGGGGCTCGGTCATACCGGAGCAGCAGGAACTATTTATCAAATTCTGTTGCTGCTATATCACCGGGCACTCTGAATACGAATTCAATGAAGACTATACACAGATATGGAGGAAAGAAAGCTATGAACAATGGAAGATGGCAACCCGATGAGGACAGATACGTCCGGGAAAATGTCAATAAGAAGACATTGGAACAAATGGCGGAGCATTTGGGAAGATCCGCATTGGCTGTACAGTTATATATGCACCGGAAGCATATTGTAGTGGGACAAACAGTCAAGCGGAATCTGGTGCAGGAGATTCTCCGACTGAAATTCCGGCATCCGGAAAATTTCATGCCCAACCGTGCCTTCTACCAGGAGGTAGGCATCAACCAGATGCGCTGGTGGGATATTTTCTATGGCCGAAAAAATATAAACCAAGAAGAATATATCGCGTTGTCGAAGTATTTCGGCATAACACTGGAGGAGGCATTCGCAGCGCGTCAACTTTGCATATTTGAAGAACAATGATTGATGACGAATTAAAACAGAGAATAAAGGATGCCAACGAGATTACGGACGTGATTGGCCAGTTTGTATCCCTTCACAAGAGAGGTATCAATTATATAGGGATCTGCCCGTTTCATCCAGACCGGCATCCGTCGATGACCGTCAGTCCGTCAAGACAGACATACAGGTGTTTCGTCTGCGGCAAGGGAGGGGATGTTATCCAGTTTGTCCAGGATCATGAGAACATGTCATTCAACGAGGCTGTCACCTGGCTGGCTGGCCGTGCGGGAATCTCTCTCCCTGAACGGGTGATGTCCGACGAGGAAACGGCCAGGGTAAAAGAACGTGAAGCGCAGCGTATAGCGATGAAAGGCGCCGCATTCTTTTTCGAGAAGCATCTTCCGGAGGCGCAACTTTATCTGCATGACAGAGGGTTCAGCCTGGATGACAAAGTCTTGAAGGATTTCAGAATTGGATATGCCCCGGCAGGCAACCTGGCTAAAAAGGAGATGCTTGCAGCCGGATTTTCCGAACAGAAGCTGCTTGAGACGGACATCCTGAAGAGAAGCGAGAAGAACTTCACCTTCGACACTTTCAAGGACCGCATCATGTTTCCCTATTTTGACATCAAGGGCAACATAAACGGATATACCGGACGCTGGCTGACCCCGCAGGAAAACACCGGCAAGTACGTCAATACCGGGGACACGCCGTTGTTCAAGAAAGGCACTCACCTTTTCGGTCTGTACCAGGCACGTACTGCCATTGCAAGGTATGATTGTGCGTATATAGTCGAAGGCCAGTTCGATGCCATGTCCATGCACAAGTTCGGTGTCTGCAATACCGTTGCCACCAGCGGAACCGCACTGACTCCGGAACAGATACAGCTGCTTGGCCGGTTCACCCATCGCGTGATACTTGTATATGATGCGGATGCAGCCGGGCTGAAAGCGTCACTGGCCAACTGTGAGGCTTTCCTGAGTGCGGGTTTCCAGGTCAGTGCAGTTCCGCTTCCTGAAGGGAAAGATCCTGATAATATTGCCCAGGAGCAGAAACTTGAAACCGGGAAATGGCTTGCAAACCGGGAACAGAATTTCCTTCAATATTTTGCCATCTCCTTACGAGGCAAGAATCCCGGAACCGACCCAAACAGAGAGGAAGAGGCAATGCAACGGCTTTCAACCCTCATATCTGTCATCCCTTCGGAAACGCTTCTTCTCAAGTGCATAGAGATAATGGCCGGGATTTTCGGCTGCAACACGGAAGTCATCCAGCGGAAAGTGAATTCCATCTTGCGGCAGCGGAAGGCAGCTTCCATCAAGGAGAAAGACAAGATGGCTCCCGGTATATATGGTATCGATATGATTGCGGAGGCACGTAGCGGAAATGAGCCTTGCATCCTGACATCAGATTATCAAGAATTCCTCACCTTGTATGGAGATGCCCCCATAGCATACGTCCATGGCATTCCTGGAATGAACGACATACAGCAGTTGCGTCAGGCAAGCCAGATGTTCACCTCTGACAGCGATGGCCTTACTATTGCAAAAGACGGAACGGAGTCCGGTTATCTTGCCGGATTATCCGCCATTTTCCGTGCCGGTATCTCCAATATCACCATAACGGTTGAACGGGATGTCCAGGATAATAATGACGAGGAAGAAAGCGATGACGGGGAAAATATGGACGGGGAGGCAAACGATATCATCGAGACTTTCAATTTTGCAAAATTCTATGTATTCCTGCACAAATCTTTTTTTAAGACCTATAATGGCGAGCGCGCTCCCTATATCGAACGTTGTGCCGAAATAATCAGCTACGCGGAAGATTCGGTACGCATCATCAATTTTACCTACTTTCAGAATTGCCTGGGGCTGACCAAGCAAGCCCTGAATGAAATACTCAAGCCCTATCTGGCCAAACGCAAATCACGCATGGCCATCAATGCACAACGGACGGACGATGACTATACTGAAGAGAATTATGACCCGGACGAACTTCCCCGTTATGTCCAGGACAATCCGGAATATCTGCAGATGTTCCAGCAATGCAATTACTATCCGAAGCTAAATAAGCAGGGGGAGCCGGTATGCTACCTTTTCAAGAATGAGAAGTCCGGGCATACCATGGTAGGTGATTTCTATATGATTCCACTCTTGCATATTTACTCGGACAACGACGAGGAAAACAAGCGTGTCCTTAGAATAAACCGCCGTTATTACAAGACACCGCTTTACATTGAGGTCAATTCCAAAATCCTGGCCAAGAAAAGCACTATTGAGGAGAAGCTGATTATGCTGGAAGCAGTCAACTTCACCAATGGTGAAGAGAAACATTGGACCAAAATACGTGAATATATGAGCAGACATTATGTTACTTGCACAGAGGTTTCCACATACGGGAACCAGCAAGAAGACGGTTTTTCCCGACGGGAAGACCAGCAGTTTTTTGCATTTGCCAACGGCATCTTCCATGTTGTTGACGGAATACCGAGATTTGATGCGGTAAATGAGCTTGGAGTGGTCACTCACAATGGCCGGAATTATTATCTGCCGGCATTCTCCACCATATATGCCGGTTCCGGCAAGCAGTCCGACAAGTACGAACTTATTTCACAGCTTGTCTATAAGGAAATCCCTATAGACAAACGTTGCACTTTCGACGAATGGGCCTCACTGATGGACCGTGTATATAAAATCAACGACAACGGGAAATGGGCCATTCTCTTTGCCATCATGTGCGCTTTCCGAAGCAATATACACTGCATAGACCGTTTGTTTACAGCGCCATTCTTTATGGGACCGATGTCATCCGGAAAAACACAGATTGCGATATCCATCCGTTCCTTGTTCATTTCTCCCAAGATACCGATTTTCAACCTGAACATCGGTACCGATGCAGCCATGTCCACATTGATGAGCACTTTCCGGGATGTTCCGGTTGTCCTTGATGAATACAACAATAAGGATATATCAGATATAAAGTTCCAGGCACTTAAAGGAATAGTATATGATGGCGATGGAAGACAGAAGCGTAAAGGCACATCCGGCAAGGAGATAGAAAACGACAAGGTGTACGCGCCGGTTGTCATTTGCGGCCAGGAAACTCCCCAACGTGATGACAATGCACTCATGTCACGTATTATAGTCTGCGAAGTCCCCAAACCGAAAAACCGGACCAGGGAGGAAGTGGAGCTTTTCAACAAACTCAAGGATATAGAGGATCCGGCCAAAATCGGGTTGTCGAATGTCCTCTTTGAAGTCCTTCAGCTGCGTCCGCTGGTAATGCAGCATTTCCGGGCACTGAAGCAGAAATCCTATGATGAATTGAAGCAGGCGCTGATAAATGCCGGTGAGATTGACCGCCTCATGAAGACTGCATCATTGTTTCTGGCGACATGCAGACTGATTGAGGATTATACAGAATTGAAATTACCGTTTACCTATGAGGAGTTTTTTAAAATAGCCTGCGATAAAATCAAATTCCAGGTGGAACTGATTTCCAAGACGGATAAACTGGCCACATTCTTCAAGGCTATGGATGTGATGATTGATACCAAGGCAATCAGGGAAGGCCGGGACTTCGCCATTGATACACCGGAACGAATCACCATCAAGCTGCCCGGAGGAGAGAAAAAGGAGGTTCCTATTCCTGCAGGAACCCGCGTGTTATTCCTACGCGTCAGTACCATCTATACACAGTACGCACGTTCTTCTTATAATCAGGAAGACTCAACGCAGTCGACCATCGAGCAGAACCTCCGCTCCCATCCCAGTTACCTGGGCTTTGTCCATGCACGCCGGTTCAATTGGTATGAAGTCGTGGAGGTACCACGCGGCGGTTTCGAGGAAGATACTCCCAATGAAACCGGAATTCCGGTAAAGCTTAACAATGACATGGTGCGTAAAGTTGAAAAAAAATGCACCAATTCCAGTTGCATAGCTATTAACTACGAAATTTTCAGAGAATTATATAGCATTGATTTGCAACGCGGTTCTGAAGAATCCCGTGTTGACGATAATCCCGACAATGACCCTATAGGAGCAATCGGTGCCCCCCAAGAGCTGAAGTTCTGATTTTTATTATAAACTTAAAAAAACGAGTTATGGAAACAAAAATTATTACGAGAGTGAACAATGTGGACATCGTCTCTACGAGTGACGAACAACTGGTGCCCATCCGACCGATATGCGAGGCACTGGGCATTGATGCAAACGGCCAAAAACAACGCATCGAACGGAATGAAATACTCGGTCCAGTTGCGTGTATGATACACGCAACTGGAAAGGATGGAAAGACGTATGATATGTATGCCATTCCCTACATGTACATCTTTGGCTGGCTCTTCTCCATCGACACGTCCAAAGTCAGCGAAAATGCCAGAGAGGCCGTCCTGCGTTATCAGACGGAGTGCTACAAAGCATTGTTCGAGCACTTCACCGAGCCGCAAACCTTCCTCAAACAGAAACAGGAGGTCATGGAGAAGAAAGTGACCGAGTACCAGGAGTGCCAGCGCCGCTTCAAGGATGCACAGAAACTGATGAATGAGGCAAAGTCTGAACTGAATCAGGTGATGAAGCTCACCATCGAGGACTGGAGGGCGAACAACCGCCAGTTGAATCTACCGTTCACAGCTGAAGAAATGGCCGGGGAAACGGAAGAGGTCACCGGAGAATAAGAACCAAAAGATTGCCGACTTTTAAAACGAACAGATTATGGAAACAAAGATTATCGCAAGAGTGAACAATGTAGATATAGTATCTACGAGTGACGAGCAACTGGTACCCCTCCGCCCTATCTGCGAGGCGTTGGGCATTGCTTTCGAGAGACAGACGGCCAAGATAAAAGAACATCCGATTCTCTCTTCAACTGTTACCCTGAGGGTAATGGTTGCCGCCGATGGAAAACAGCGGGAAATGTTGTGCCTTCCATTGGAATTTATCTTCGGTTGGCTTTTTACAATAAATCCGGCCAATGTAAACGAAGATGCAAAACCTACGTTGATAAAATACCAGCACGAATGTTATCATGCCCTGTTCCTGCATTTCACCGCCCGTGCCCAATTTGTAGAACAAAAGCAAATTGAGATAGACCGCCAACTTTCGATTGTAGATGATGCCAAAGAACACTTTCGCACTGCAAAGAATATACTTTCGGAGACCGAGGCCAAACTAAAACAATTGCGTTCATTGACAATGAATGATTACGATATTGAGAGTAGGCAATTGAAAATAGATTTCTAAAAAATAATCCGGGCAAAATGCCGCACAATCCAAAAATAATCGCTATGTTTGCAATGTCTATCATACATATTCCACAAAATGCGGGCAGCGAGCTTGCATTTTCGGTGCAGGCATTTTTTATGCCCGGACATATTATGTACCATATATGGTATCCGTGTACCCCCGCGTGGAGCGTTAATGCGCCCACAGCATTTTGTGGATGTGATAGGCAGCGGGAAAGGCACGGATACTTTCATTTTAAAACTTTATTGTTATGTCTGACAATGCAAAAGTTTCCACCGCTGCCACAAACAGCTTCGGAACGTCCGCCCACGAAACGGGTATCAACATCTCCACACTCACCCCTTACGAGTATTTCCACAGTATGGGAATTGATTTGCAAGGTTTCTCCATCCATATTCTTCGCAAGCGCCGTAAGAACGGTGTTGCCATCACCGGTGTGTTCAATATCAGTGGCATCTACTATACGGTCGGTGCTGAAGACTATGAGCACTTGCTGGTCGATTTGCTGGAACGATACCGGAAGAAACGTGCTTACCATAAGAGGTGCCGGGAACGGAAACGTGAGCGGAACATGCTTTCGTTCATCAACCGTTATCCGGACGCCATGGTACTTCCGGCATACTTTTCCTGACTTGCACCTTTCACATCAACTTTATGCTTTATTCCCGGTGGCCATCCCATCGGGAATAAATGCTTTTTTATATTCCGATTTGCGGACATTTCATTCGGTTTCATCACCCTGGTATCTTATGATACCCCCCTACTCCATCCCCCGGACCCCCTGGAATGAAAAGACAAGCAATATAGAGGGAGTTTTGAAAAGAAAATATTTCAAAAGAGGCGTCCAACAGTCCAACCGTCCAACAAGAGAAAGGATTTTAAAATGTAACTCTCTGTTGTATAGTAGTATATATTTTCTATTTAATCATATATATATACTACAATGGCGTTGTCTTGTTGGACGCTGTTGGACGTGTTGGATTGCCATTTTTCAACCATCCAACTGGCTCCGTCCAACAAAAACGGCAAAAAATGCGGCTTGTTGGACGTGTTGGACGTCCTCCAACAGTATTTTCTTTATAGTAAATTTGTATAACTAAATAATAATCAGTAACTTTAATAATGCTGTTGGACTGTAGGACAGTTGGAAGCAAAAATAAACAAAAACGGTTTCAAAAAATTTTTTTAAGGAAATGAGCATGATTACGACGAGTATTTCAATTACACCTTACCTTGCTGAATATCTGCGCGGGAAGTACAACAACGGTGCGGATGAGCCTTTCCGTATTCCTGACAATACGGACTTGTACCATGTGATATGGACGCTGATGTCGCGGCGCCATCAGAACCAGTCTCCCATAGATGACGGTAATCTGACTATCATACTCCCGGAGAGGCGTATCGGTAAGGATCCGGAAATATACAACTATCTGTCTCCACGGTCGGCCAAAATCATAGAAACGGAAATACGCAGGATGTTCAACCGGGAACTTCATACGGCAATGGACGAGAACGACTTGAACGGGCATGAGTTGAACAATCTCGATATCGTTCACAATTTCCTATGTGCGTATTGCATAGACAGCATCAGTGAGGATGCGTTGCTGAAGAACTTCTATCGGTGGCGGGAGAACATCCGCAAGCGGAAAAAACGCCGCGAATATAAAAAGAAGTTAAAAAACGGCTAAAAAATCACCGACCGAACTATGCGTTTTGTCCCAAAATGGCGGACAAAATGTCCTATGTATGGCGAACTTGTTGAATTACAAATAAATATCCTAATATGAAAGAACTTTCCATTCAGATTAAAGTCTATCCGGTGAGTAACATGCGCCAGGATGTCTATCGGTTCATGGCCGATGAGTTTGAGTTTACTCCGGTACCGGAATCTTCAGAGGCGGGCCGCTGTTTCAATTGCAATAAAGATATAAGCATAAGCCTTCCTCCATCCGGAGTGATGAAAGACTTCCTGGCAGGCAGGTTCTGCATTGTCGAGTTCACTGACACCAGGCACCGGAGTTTCCGGATCGGGGACAAAAAAATACCCGCCATTGTCTCGATATCGCCCAATCTGAATTCGGCGACTCTGAAAATTGAATGCAAAATGCTCAGTTCCCCGCTATTGTAGCGTCCTTCACCCCTTTCTGCAGGCTGCCTATCTTCGCTGAAAAGATACGCAATGAACAGAACTTATCTACGCCAGCTTCTTACTTTAAATATACACCGGCTTCTTATCACGGCAGAGGGCTTGTCTTCTGCCATGATAGAGGCTTTTCCATTGGTGTCCGCTGACAGTCTGCAGCCGACATCCTTTTTCTTCAATGAAAATCCTCCCACATATAAAGAGACATCGAAAAAGGCCCTTTCACTTCTTCAGCAGGAAATGAAGGCCCGTTCGGAACTCCAGGGTATAACCGTCACCGATGACTTCTCTTCTGACGAACTTCCTGAAGGCAGTATCGCCTATCACCGTATCTGGGGATTCATCACCTCAGACTGTCAGTGGTATTTCTCCTCCAAGCAGTTCGAACGGGACCTGCTTGCGGCAGAAGCCAATCCGGCCATAACCTGCCATTTCCTGCATGTGAACTCTCCGGGAGGGGAAGCATGGTATATGGACAGACTCAGTGAGACGATGCGCTCACTCGGCAAGCCCGTCATGACATTGGTGGAGCAGTGCAACTGTTCGGCCAGCTATTATATAACCTGCCATTCCAGTTTCATTGCCGCACTCACGGCCTATGATACCATCGGCTGCATAGGAACCATGATTTCCACTTGTAACTATGACGGATGGTTCGAAAAGATGGGTCTCAAACTCATCCAGGCCAAAGCCACGAAATCAGACCTGAAGAATAAAAAGACGGATGACTTGCTCAGAGGGAAACCGGAACAGTACATCAAAGAAGAACTGGATCCACCCAATGAACAGTTCCTTGCCGCCGTTCTTGCGTCCAGACCGCAACTGGGCAGCCTGCCGGAAGACGATCCGGTATTCCGTGGCGAAACGTTCGATACTCCGCATGCCATCGATAAAGGGCTGGTTGACGCCTCCATGACTTTTCCCGAAGCTGTGGTTAAGGCTGTAGAACTCGGTCGCAGCTATATGGAGATTGAGAATATAAAAAGAAGTGCTCTCAACTATTTATAACTTAACTTTTGTTTATCATGAATTTAAAGGAAAGAATTCAGACCGTCCTGCAGAAACTGAATCTGCTGGACAAAGCGAAAGCCAATCAACTGACCCAGGAAGAATGGGGACAGATAGTCAACTCCTATAATCAGGAGTACCAGTCTATCCTTCAGGATGACTTGGCTGCGGATCAGGCAACGCAACGGCAAACGGTTGCCGTCACCCAGGAACAGATTGACCAGGTACAGTCCATTCTTGGAAGTATTGTCAATCCGGTACAAACCAATTCAACAGCCACGGAAGAGGAAAACGGTGGGAGTGGGCCGGTGCAGACCGTAGCACAGCCAGCCAACGGTGAAGGCCTGGTGCAACTGGCCACTGCCGTGCAAAGTCTGGTTGACAATATGAACAACCGTGCGGAGGACGATATCCCCTCCCGGACAGTGACAGCCTCTTCCATCATGTTCACGGGACCGGCAGACCGTTCCCAGTATCTTTTCGGTATCGAAAACCCGATGTTCTCCATGTCCGAACGCTGGAATAGGATTGCTGTCAATCCGGCCTTAGCTTCTTCTTTCGGTCCATGGGATGAAGAGAATGAAGGAGCCGCTTTCCGTCGACAGGCCGTTACTTTCTCCCGTTCACTGCAGCAGCGTTACAGCTATCTGCACAGAAACGGCATGCTTGACGCCAAACGCCTGGCAGCCGGAGAATTCAGTACGAATTACGAAGGGGTGAACACAGCCGGTGTGGGCAACCAGTATGTGGTTCTGCGTCAGGATGCCCTGATAGCCCGTGTACTCGCAGTCCGCGACCTCACGCAGTATTTCCCCGTCCGCTATGGAATTCAGGACCATGACCTCGTGTTCAATGCCTTCTTCTCCGAAGTTTCCCAAGCTTACCAACAGGGTGAAATCTGGAAGGGTGACATGAAGCTTGAGAACGAGATGGGCCATGTGGACGATGCGATGATCAAGCTCAAGTTCGGTCCGATGAAAGAGCTGGAACGCATGTACATCGCCTATCTGAACAAGGAAGGTTCCGACCCTATCAAATGGAACATGATTGAGTTCTGCATCCTGAACTCATTGGAAACCGCTCAGGTGGAGCAGAACAAACGCCGTATGCGCGGTATCTATGTCAAACCGGAAACGGGTGTCGCAGGCAGCTACCTGAACGCATCGACCGGAATCATATACACGCTGGTCCGCTACATGCATGAGTTCAAGATCCTTCCCCATGACGACGAGTCCTATCGCAGCTACACGGCTTCCAACATGCTGGATTCCGTTCAGGAGTTTGTCGGCGATGTAGTCACGTCCTGCACTGAAGACATGGACCTTGACCGTCACGTCCTCTATCTGAATAAGACCCATCTGCCCTGGTGGATTAAGAATGTACGCGCCAAATATGGAAAGGACATTGATTTTACCGGTCCAGACAGCTACAAGTTCGTGGTTCCTGACACGAATATGCGTATCATCTGGCTGCCTTACCTCGGCCAGCTTCCTCTCATGTTCATGGACGTTCCCGGCAACCTCCAGTTCCTGGAGTTCGTACCGGGCGAGATGCTCTCCATCAAGGTAAAGGATGACATGGAGCTTGTCAAGGCATGGTCCACCTGGAAAGAGGGTTGTGCAGCGTCGTTCACCGGCCGCCGTTTTGACAGTCTGGATAAACTGAAGGCCAACAATTACGAATGGCAGCAGATTTTCATGAACAAACCTGCCGTCGATATGGCAGCAGACGCGACCACTGTCGATGCTTCAAAGGGATTCTGGCAGATAACAGCGGCCAACACTGCCGCCAAAGCCATTACGGACATTACGGGAGCCAAAGCCGGTGTAGCCTACATCATTGAATGTGGCAGCACAGAGAATGCCACTACCATCGCCAAGTCGAACAAGTTCGCCGATATTACGGAAGCTTATACTCCTACCAAAGAGGGTGACTATATCATGGTAATCCTGAACAGCAAGGGGAACTTCCTGGAACTGGAACGTCAGGTAGGCGGTGTACGCAAGGTAAACTCCGCACTCCAGCCCAACATTCCTGGAGTCAGATAATTGGCTGTCAATAAGAACAGATTGTTTTCAGATAGCGCGGGGCGGGTCCACTTAAGCCCGCTCCGTGTTTTTTATAACTTAAAAATTAAAATTGTATGAAAGCAAAAAGAATTTCAAATCCTTTCCGTAAAGGGAACCAGGCTGCCCGTAAGATGCAGGTCCGGTTTTTCCTTTCGCTGATGGTGCTTCTGGCACTCGTGTTTATTCTTGACATGGTCATGTCTCCCGGTTCTGTGCTGGGAATTTACGGATTTTCCGGTACCACACTGGCCGCCATGATGGTCATCGGTGACGTGGACGATGTATCCGACCGTAAGACGCACGGCTCGAATATAGCCTACAAGATTTACCTGGTGGATGTCGACCAGATAAATTCCGATGTACCCTTTCCGCTTCCAAACCAGCAGCGTGAGATAAGCACCATCCCGATGAAAGCCGGACAATACATGAAGTACTTTGCGGCGCACGATATTCCCACCTACACTTCAACCGGTGAGAAAGGTGACATTACCACCAGCGGTACCAACACTTTTGTTGCCGTCATGGGCGGCATGCGTGACCAGCTGCTCGATTTCATTGAACAGCATGCCGGAGGCAAGTTCATCATCCTTTTCAAGGAAGTGGGCGATGCGCAGTGGTACATCCTCGGCAACTATGACCGTCCGATGGTACTCTCCTCCTTCGAGTCCAAAAATGACAAGGACGGGCGTTATGTAACCTATACCTTCACACGTACAAGCATTGACCAGTACTACAAGTATACGGGCGATATTGTCCGTGCTCCGGCAGCGGCTCACACGGCTGGCGCAACGGCACTTGCCATTAAATCCACCAACAACCGTTATACCATCCCCGATGGCAGTGAAGGCACATACGCCATTTCCACTGTCAGCGGATTGACAGCCAATGATAAGGGACGTTACATCACACTTGAGGGTACCGGTACCGACAAGGCGGCCACCATTGCCGACGGCAACAGCTTTGTGCTTGAGGACGGCGCCACCTGGACAGCCAAGGCAGGTTCTTCCATCACCTTCATGGTGCTTGATGCCTCTACACTTGTCGAGGTATCCGGCAGCCGTGTGCAGACAGCTTAGTAAAAACAACTTCTTACAAGCCTGCATAATTCCTTTATAGGCAGCGTGTTGGCTTGTAAGAATTAAATCTGTATGTTATGTATAGTTTCAAAGAAAAGAAGACACATTTCGTAGCTCTCCGGAATCCGGATGTGGCACAATATGACCTTGAGTTACTGGCTAAAGAAGTTCCTGGATTTCCGCAGCTTGCCACATTCTCACGCAACCCCAAACGTTATGCCGATGATATCCTTTATGCACTGTTAGATTGTGCCACACGTGAGGAAATACGTGAGTATCGCCGGGCTATGATTGCAAAAAAGGCAAAAGAGGCTGAAGATGCCGGAGAAAAGAAAACAAAAGGTCCTGCTACGAAAAAAACGGCCGAAAAAAAACAGCAAATGCCCGAAGGGGAAACAACACATACTGAAGAGACCGGTCCACATGATGACGTGGAAAAACCTGAAACAGCTCCGGCAGACAACTCGGCAGAAGAGTTGAAACAAGCGCTTGAGGAAGCGGAAGCCCGTGCTGAAGAAGCCGAACAGCGTGCCGATGAAGCGGAGGAAGCCAGGGATGAAGCGGAAGCCCGTGCCCAGGAGACTGAGCAGGCGCTGGAAGAAGAGAAAAAAAAAGAGCCGGCCAAAGAAACTCCGGAAAAGTCCAAAAACAAGAGGAATACCCGCAAATCGACTGGGACAACCTCTTCGACCCGCAAGTCCAAATAGCCACACTCATCTACAACGACCGTGTGGTCACTTGGAAACAGATGAAGCAGCTCGACGAAAGTCTGGAAAGAAAACCGCAGAAGCGTGACATCATGGACATGGTGGAACTGCGTATCCGTAATCTCCAGGCATTCGATGAGCTGCAATCGTTCAACGACACTGGGAAGTTCCTCTACATTCATCCGCTCATAGCCCACCAGTCAGAGAGAGCACAACTGGAGAAGCTGCTGCAGACGGACCCGCAGGAGTTCCTGCGCCTGCATAAGAATGTGACGGACAATATCCGCAGATACGAATGTTACCTGAAACGCGCTGACAGGCAAAACAAGCGCACCCAAGACAAGGAGAATCTCCGACGTCACCGTGAACGGGAATCACTGTTCAAAGCAATATTGCAAAAATTCAATTCGAAGTAAAATGGAAAAGCTGATAGAAGTATTTAATTTGGGTGGTTTGCCTACTGCCCCGCTGGATTCGTTCTTGGAGCTTCAGGAGGACTTCAAGAAGTCTGATCCTGACAAATTATCGAAACTGCAGATGCTTATCATCACCCGTGGTTTCAAGTATGCGTTCAAAGCCTGGCAGGATCCGGACGGAAAGCTCTGGATTATCGATGCCCATCAGAGACGGAAGGCACTGCTTGCATTGCGCAAGTCCGGGTTTACAATACCGGAAATACCTTATGAACCCATTTTTGCGGCAGACAAGAAGGAAGCGGTAGAGGAAATCGCAGCCTATAATTCCGAGTTTGCCACCAGGAATCCGGATACCCTGCTGTTCAAAAAATATAATATAGATTCTGACACCCTGCAGCGCTTCAACCTGGGTTATGAGGTCAAGACCACTGATTTCGGGCAGGTATCTCCCTTGTTTGCCCAAGAGCATGAGTCGGAAAATGTGCAGGAAGATGCCATCGATTTTAATGTTCCTGCATCTGAAGATACTGTAATTGCCAGATCTGGAGATATATGGTTACTCGGTAACCATCGTCTGATGTGTGGCGATTGCCGTTCCAAATCGGACATCACGGCGCTGATGGACGGGCAGCATGCGGACTTGTGCGTCACGGATCCACCGTACAACGTGAACTATGAAGGCGGTACAGAGGAGGAACTCACCATTCAGAACGATTCCATGGAAAACGACTTGTTCGCCACCTTTCTCAGGCAAGTGTTTTCTGTCATGTTTGCCGTACTCAAGCCGGGAGGATCCTACTATATATTCCATGCGGACAGTGAAGGCGAGAATTTCCGGGCTTCTCTCAGGAAAGCGGGATTCAAGATTGCACAATGCTGCATCTGGGTAAAGAATACTATGGTGATGGGACGCCAGGATTATCAATGGCAGCATGAACCTTGTCTATATGGCTGGAAACCGGGTGCCGGACATCAATGGAATTCCGACCGTAAGCAGACTACCGTCTGGAATTTCGACAAGCCGCAGCGCAATGCCATACATCCGACAATGAAGCCCATAGCCCTTATGGCATATCCCATATCCAATTCCAGCACTCCCGGTCAGATAGTCCTCGACATCTTCTCCGGATCCGGTTCAACCCTCATGGCATGCCAGCAGATAGACCGTATCTGTCATGCTATGGAGATAGACCCGAAATATGTTACCGCCACCATTTACCGATACCGCGCCATGTTCCCTGAACAGCCCGTCCGGTTAGTCCGGAACGGAGAATTACTGGATGTGAAACAGACAGCTGATATGATAGCTGACCAAAACAAGGTAATCCAATGAGACATGCATCACTTTTCAGCGGAATAGGTGCGCCGGAATTGGCCGCTTATTGGTTGGGTTGGGAAAATGTATTCCATTGTGAAATCAACCCATTTTGTAGACAAGTACTTAATTATTGGTTCACTAATTCAAAAAGTTATGAGGATATCACAAAAACAGATTTTAGAGAATGGCAAGGGAAAATTGATGTCCTCACGGGAGGATTTCCATGCCAACCGTTCAGTGTGGCCGGAAAGAGAAAGGGAACAGAAGATAACCGCTACCTCTGGCCGGAATTTAAACGTGCCATACGGGAAATCAGACCGCCTTGGGTTGTTGGTGAGAATGTTGCTGGCATCTTATCAATGGTACAACCCAGCAAGAAGGCTGACATGGAAAGTATGCCGGCTACGGAGCATGAGGATAAACAGGAGTTTGTCATCGAAACCATCTGCAAGGACCTTGAAGCCGAAGGATATACTGTCCAACCGATTGTTATACCGGCTTGTGCCGTCGGTGCGCCCCATAGAAGAGACAGAGTCTGGTTCATCGCTTGTAACAACAGCTTCAGATTACGAAAAAAAAAGAGTGAAGGAAAATCGGATACGGATGGCAGAATACCTCCGTACGAATTTGTTGCAGACTCCCACGACTGTCCAACGTTGCGAAGCACCGGAAAAAATGAAGGAAAGGGCACTCAAAAAGGGATACAAGAACGGAACGACATACAACAGTCTGCTAAGCCAGCTTGTTTATGGGGGACTTCTTCCTACTCCTCAAGCGGCAGACAGTTCAATTGGTGCAGTAATAGGACAGAACGACCGCTTTATCATTACGAAGAACGGGATGTTTCGGAAAGTGAATCAGAACGGTTCGAACGGAAGTGTAGGACTTGGAAGGATTTTCCATCTGATGAGCACACCGACTGCATCGGATTGGAAGGGAGGCTCGACAAGGAAAAACCCCTCTCTCCAGAGAACGAGTCTGCGTGGGGAAATACATGCGGATTACGGTATTGGGAAGACTTCCCAACTCAACCCCCTATTTGTCGAGGAGATGATGGGATTTCCGACTTATTGGATACTGATGCCATTTTTAAAGGCTCCCGGTCCATCCGTCAAAACCCTTATTCCAGATGGAGGACAGAAGCGATAAAAGCCTATGGAAATGCCATGGTGCCGCAAGTGATATATCAGATATATAAGACCATCAACGAAATAGAACAATAACATGAAAAATGAAATCAGTCCAACTTCAAATGTCGATAAGGCCACCTTGATAGGTGACGAATATGTATCCCAAGTGCGTACTTTCGGTGCCTTGGGGTACACTCCCCAACGTATATGTACGCTTCTCGGCCTGCGTGGAAAAGAAAAAACGGCACTTATAGTCCGTCTGTCGATACCCGGTGACGTATATTACGACGCCTACCGTAACGGTTGTGCCCTGGGAGAATACAATATCGATGCCGAACTTGCCAAGAAAGCCGAGACCGGTGATGTGTCGGCCATTGAGACCTTGGAAACACGTAAGCAGGAACGGACAGTCAAAGACTTAAGAAACCAACTCTTTGGAATATGACCAGACTCGACACCCTTGATAAGATACATCCGGACTTGATATCCGCATTCCTCACCACCGGGAAGTGTGATGGCATTCCTGCCGATGTGCAGTTATTCCTCAAGCAGCTGCAATGGGCGGCGGAGATTTACGAATACGAGCGTAACATCACCCGTGCCGCCAAGCAGCTGCGCCAGCGCATCAATGCCCAGCAGCAGATTAATGTGGATGAACGTACATGTAAGGCACGCATTTATGCGGCCATCAATTACTTCAATATTGACAACAATGTGTCCATCAAGGTGTGGGAGTCCAACTATGCCGACAAGTACGAGGATCTTGCCAAACTATGTGCGGCTGCCGGTGACTACAAGACCCAGGGCAAGTGCTATGCCGCCGCCCTGGAGTGCCGTCGCCGTGCCGCCGAGATTGCCGAAGCCGACCGTAACCTGGGGATCGTCTTCCTGATATCTCCCGAACTTACTCCGGAAGACCTGGGATACAGCAAGGCCTCCCTGAAGGAGATTGCCTCCAAGCACAATAAAGGCTTCTATCTGAACTTGATAGAGAACCTTCCCATCGAGAAGGCCGAGAAGAAGCGCCTGCTGCGCGATGCGGATATTGAGGAAGCTGAATACGAAGAACTTAATGAAGAGTGAGATGGAAACAGATATTGAAATCACTTCCCGGTTTGAGGAATACTACATGAACCAGATGCAGATACTGGTCAATGTCATTGATGCCAACAACATATTTGCCGAGGTGGCACGTGCGGGTGGTAAGACGGAAGGTATCACCGGCCCTCGCATCATCCGTGTGGCCAATGACATGCCAGGCGAGCTGTCGTTCCTGGTACATAAGACCTACGTTGCCTTGATGACGAACGTATGGCCCAACCTTCAGGCTTATTTCTCCAGGGAAGTCACCGTAGGTGGGAAGGTGCGCTCCATGCTGGAGTATGGCATCGATTATGTGGTGGGCGAAAATAAGCTCCCTTCTCATTTCCGCAAGCCCCGATATCCCATATCCTACCCCAAACACAGTGTCGTTTTCCGGGATGGCCATCACATCCAGTTGGTAAGTTCGGATCAGCCGGAGTCCGTTGCCGGACGCTCTGCCGTCCACGCCATCATTGAAGAGATGAAACACAACAAAGGGGAGAAATTGAAAACCCGCTTGTTCCCTTCCCTCCGTGGTGCCAGTGCCGAAATACGCCGGTCACCTTATTACCAAGGTATCACGGGCGTATCCGATACCGCGCGTGTGGATCTCGGTGAAGATGACTGGTTCGAGGAGTATGAAAAGAACATGGATACGAAACTGATGGAGGAAATATCTACAGTCGCGCTTCATGTGAATGCAGCTATCTATCATAAATACAAGCTTATAAACTCACAACGGGAAACGACTAACCCCGTTACCCTTGAGCGTATCCGTCTTGAAATCATCAAGCAGGATCGCATCATATCCTTATGGCAGCCCCGCCTGGCAGACATGCGCCGTAACGCCACGTTGTACGTCCGTGCCAGTTCCTTCTGCAACAAGGATATTCTCGGTCCGAAGTTCTTCAAGACGCAGCTTGAGACCTTGGATATGGACGAATTCCTCACTTCCATCTGCGCTATCCGCCATAAGGAGGTTATCAACAAGTTCTTCGCCAACTACAACAAGGAGAAACATCAGTATGCAGACAGCTATATTTATGAATCCATTCTACGACTTGACCTGCGGGAACATTTTCTACTCACAGCCCGCTATTTGAAGCACTACAACAAGCGTGACGAGCTACTGGTAGGATATGACCCCGGCCACTTCTCCAGCCTTGTTGTCGGGCAGGAAAAGGAATACGGCCGTCAGCTCCGCATTATAAAGGAACTCTATTGCTGTTACCCGGATGAACAGCCCGAACTCGCCCGTCAGTTCTATGAGTTTTTCGGTGCTGATTCTCTGAATAAGCGTATCATCCTCTATCCTGACCGCGCCGGGAACAAACGCCGCGAGGAACTGGAGCAGATTACCACCGACAGCCGTGCCCTGAAGCGTGAGCTGGAAAGTTATGGCTTTGAGGTGGAACTGATGAATGAAGGGCAGGCCACCGTATATCATTGGCAACAGTTCAAGTTGTTGCTTCTTATGTTTGGAGGCCGGAGCAATGCCTTGCCGGAAGTTTTGATAGACGAGAACGAGTGCAGGAACCTTTGCAGTGCCATCATGCTGTCACCGTTGAAAAAAACGGAAGGCCGCATCGAGCTGGACAAATCTTCGGAAAAGAAAGTGCCTCTCAAGAACCAGGCCGGACTGACAACGCAGCTTCCCAGTGCCCTGATTTATCTTCTTTTCGGGCGTTATGGAAACAAAGTGTTGAGTGAATTATCGTCCATGCCGGACAATTTACCTGATAATCTGGCTATATAACGGCTGTTTTTCACTATAAAAATGGTCAGTAAAGATACAATAATGGTGTCGTTTGACATTGAAACAAATGATTTTTATCTGGAAACCAAGTGTTTATGTTTTTGAAAACGAAAAGCGTTTTCTTCGTGAGAAGCTGTTCAGCACGCACCGCTGAGTTTTGGGATTGCAAGGCATCCTCCAGCATTCCTCGGAAATATGACGGAGGGTGCTTCTCGTCCTTTTTCCCACAGTAGAAACCTGCTACTTTCGGGCATGGAAATGACAATGACCGGTATTCAAGCGATGCTATGGGCCAAAGAGATATCAAAACTGCCTAACGGCTGCTTTACCATTGCCTTCTTCCCGTGTTCCAGGCATAAGGGGGAGGCATCAGCCACATTGACAGTTAAAGAAGGATGCAGATGGCGTACTCAACTGCCTGAAGAAAGATTCAGTATAGACAGTGACAACTTCTTTCTGTTTACAGACGCAGACGGGGAACCCAAGATGTGCTACCGTATTCTCATCAGGTACATGGGCTTTCCTCAAGATGGTTTCAAACTTCATAAAATAGATTGGTTATGAGTAAAAGCAATCTCAAAATGGTAGGCAACTTCGGTTGCTATCTTGACGATGACAATGTAATATCCTTCCAGATTGGAGACAGGCCAATGGCTTCAGTCCTGGAACCGGACCCGATGTTCCCCCTGAGTGGAGGAAGTCTTCCGGATACGCAGTGGCAGAGCATCCAAGGATTCCAGGTGTGCAGCCGTGGCTTCAACAACATGAAATGCGAGGAAGTCGCGTCCGACATAAAGAAGAACCGGCTTCTGCCAAGACTGATTACCAAGCAGGTCAGCATGCTGTATGGCCATGGGCTTGCCGTGTACAAGCCGGCAATCGTGGACGGGAAACTTCAGAAACAGTGGGTTGACTGTCCGGAAATCATGGACTGGCTCAACAGTTGGGAACAGCGCGGTCTTGAATCGGGTTATAAGGAAGTGGCCAAATCAATCATCAAGAACTACTACTATTTCAGGGACTGTTTCGTAAAGTGGCGCTTCACAAAGGGAAAAGCAAGAGGGACGATGCCCGTTGCCGGCCTTGAATCCATGGAGAACAGACATTGCCGGCTGGCCACCACCAAGAAGGATGTGGCGACAGATGTTGTCTACTACCGGGATTTCCGCTACATTGCCGTAGGGCGTTGGGGGTATGGCACATCCACTTTCCGCATCTATCCGAAGTTTTCCTTTTCGGAGCTTGCCAATTACAGATTCGCGGCCATTTCCCATCACCGGGAAAAATCCGTGGATGAGTTCTACGGTGTGAACGAGACCCATGCCGGTACCCGCTCCTACATCAAGGGTTCCAACGATACGGCTGATTATATCAACTCCTTTTTACGTAATTCGCTTGCCGCCAAGATACACATTGTCATCCCCAATGCCTGGCTTGAGTCCAAGAGGATCCAGATAACCAAACTCTGCGACGAGAATAAACGGCGCAAGAAAAACAATGAGGAAGAACTGATGTACAATGGCATCGTGATTGGTTCGGAATTCAAGGAATCCACCCTGATAAAGTATCTGCAGTCTGAACTGCGCAAGATCTCCCGCTATCTGTCCGGTGCAGACAACCAGGGTAAGGCGTATGCGACAATCAGCTTCAAGAACAGCCAGGGCGAAGAGGAACGCTGGAAGATAGAGACGGTTGATTTGAAATACAAGGAATATATCGATGCCTTGATATCCTATGACAAACGCGCCGATGAGGTGCTGCTGTCAAGCGTGGGACTTGACTCCTCCATATCCAGTGTCAGCAAGGACGGGGTCATATCCAAATCAGGAGCCGATGCGTATTACAACTATCTGATATACATTATGTCACTGACATCGGAAGACGAAATCTGCTCCGAACCGTTCAATATGGCCATACAGATAAACTTTCCCCATTTATACAGCCAGGGGTACCGTCTTGGATTCTATCGCGAAGTTCCGGCACGCCAGGAAGATGTTTCACCTCAAAACAGACTAAATCAGCAACAGTCATGAGAATATTGGAAGAACTGTTTACCACCATTTCGGAATTTCGGAAGTATGCTCCCTATGCAGAGAGCAATGTCACTTTCGACCAGCTCAATTCGTCTGCCATTTCTGCGAAAAAGCAGATGGTTATCATCCTTACCAAAGATGTCTACACCGAACTGACGGCAGACGAGGGCGAATTGAAGGAGGCCCTGCGTCTTGCGATGGCCAATCTGACCATGGCCAAACAGCTCATTTTTGATGTTGTATCCAAGCGTAAGGATGATGTCGATATATACAAGCATGAGCAGGAAAGCATGCGCAGGTCGTATATTGAGAACTATTATAATGCCATGGATACTGTCATCCAATTGCTTGATAACAGTCAGACCGTGCCCTCCTGGAAAGAAACGAGATACAAGAAGATGCTTGATGTTCTTAAAATAAAGAGTACGGAGGAGTTCGACATGCTGTATACGATAGACATGTCCTATCTGTTCTTTTTCCGGACTATACCGATCCAGAGCGAAGCGCTGGATGACGGGATATCGGCCTATTTTGAGCGGGCAGAAAAAAAGGAAGAGATACTGCGTCTGCTCAAACGATGCCTCGCCAAGCAGACCATAGCCATTGCCCTGCGGCGTTTTGATATTCTCGATTTTCCAAGTACGATTCGCAATTTATTTGAAGACTCAAAAGTTATGCGATATGGTACTCAAGAGCAAGAACGTTTACTTGCTCTGTCAGACTCTCTGCTTGAAGAGGTGAAGCGGGAACTGGCCAATATAGATCTGCTTTTGTCAACGGACAGTTCCGGCTCTGTAGATACGAACACATCCTTTAACCGTCCGGACGACATAATAATGCTGATGCCATGTTGACAATAGATTTTATAGCAAAAGGAATGCAATACAGCATCCCCAATTCCTGGGATGGATTAACTCCTTATCACTTCCAAGCACTCATGCGTGATATACAAAGGTTTGCGGATGGAAAAATATCCGTCGGCATGGTTCGTGTGAATTATGTTTGCCGAATTATGGGATGGAATCTTCAAAAAATAAGGAATACGGATGGATGGGCAAATGTGGCCTGGCTTGCAGAGCAAGTGACATTTCCCTTCACAATTGTCTATCCGGATAATGATGCAGCACTCCAGGAACTGGATTCTGAAACATACAGACTCTGTAAGAAGATACCACCACACCGGTTGCATGGAATAACCATATCCAGGTATCTGGACAGACTGGACTACAAATATGCAGTCGACTCATGTTTCTGCAAACAATTGGTTCCGGCGATACATCTTGAGGATGAAACTTTTTTTGCCTATAATATAGAAACCATGTTCAACCGGCTTACTTGCTCGCTTACGGCACTCCAGTTCATTGAGGCACGTGGTCTCCTTGGATGTCCGAAAGAACAGCTTCCGTTATTGGCCGCTATCCTTTACTATCCGGACCGGTATTCATCTGCCGGAGCGCATAAGTTGGCACAGAAGTTCACTGGGATGCCGATGGATGAGCTTATTTCCATAGCCTTCAATTTTCAGGCCTTCACCAATTATCTGTTTACCAAAACTGAGTTCAAGTTGCTTACAGAACTTGAGGAGACCAAAGTTTCTGCCATTTCCACGGGTGCACTTGAGTCTCTGTACAACTTGAGTTCAGACGGGTTTGGGGATATTGAAACCATCGAACAGATGAATGTCATCCAGTATTTGACCATCCTCCGGAAGAAAATTATTGATACAGTGCGCAGCCTGCATGCGGCCAAAATGGATAAAGCGGATATTGCCAGAGAAGTCAGACTTCCAATCCACATAATAAATGAAATCCTATGATACTTGATTTACTCAGATATTTTGCCCGTTTTCCCCAAAAGGAAGGGGTTGTCTCCATGTTCGCCAACGGCTCAAGTGACTTTATCCAATATACGGAACTGCTTGGGTATGTCAAAAAACTCCCGGAACCGATAATGCCCGAACTTGAGAATCTTGTTTTCGGGCAGTCATACGATTACGTAAAGAAGCGCGTCGATAATATTACCGGCAACTATCTGTTCGTGGATTTCGGAGAATTCACATCAAGCCGTGACACACACAACTCCATTCTTGACAGCCAGAAACTTGCAGCTACCATAGCCATGAAAGTTTCGGATTCCGCAGACATGGTTGAGACGGCCATTGCCTCGGAAATGACCTTGTCTCTCCTTGCGGCACTTCGGAAAAGGCTTATTCTCGATTCACGGTCTGAGGATTTACCATGGCTTGATAAGATATCGGAGAATCATGACATTATCCCTTTTGTCTCATCCGAATTCAAATCCATAGGTTGGACACTCATGTTCAGTTCTGCAGCAACCGATTTGTTTAATGTCAAACCATCCCTTAGTGAGTAGCAGATGTCAGACCATTAAATGGTTCAGAAACTTTTTGTTCATGTTGTTTATTTCCATCCTGGCCGTGGCTGTCGAAGTTCGCGGTCAGGAGCTACTCCTGATTACTCTTTTCCGTCATCCCTACCACGAGAAATAATCATTTTTTTACTCAAGCAAAATAAAGCTAATGCACTGATAATAAACAAGATATTACTACGTTATGCGCGTTAATAGTGTTACCTTAGCTGTACGAAAAATAAAGGATAAAACATTATGAACGAACAAGTTACAAACATTCTTAACCAGAGCATAACAAAGACGGCAAAGATACAGCAGCTCCTTCTTTTAGGTCTGACCCGCCGCCAGGTAGCCGATTTGGTAACAAACGGAAATTACGGTTTCGTGCAGAACGTATATAAGAAAATGCTGGAAGCCGGAAGATTCGGCCAGCAACCGGTCATCACAGCCTGCCCCGAATTGGACTATACTTTCAATAGACGTTTCGGCATCGAGATAGAGGCATATAACTGCGAAAAGGAAGTTCTTGCCCGTGAACTTCGTGAGGCCGGAATTGCAGTTGCAGTGGAAGGTTACAACCATAACACCCGCGACCATTGGAAGCTGGTTACAGACAGAAGTCTTAGAGGGAACGATACTTTCGAGCTGGTAAGCCCGATACTTGAAGGGGAAGCCAGATTGCAGGAACTTCAGAAGGTATGCTGGGTGCTCGATTATTGCAATGTGAAGGTGAACGACAGCTGCGGCCTTCATATACACATGGACGCTGCAGACTTTACCATTGAAACCTGGCGCAACCTTGCAATAACTTATCGCCGCCTCGAACCGGTAATCGACTCCTTTATGCCGGGTACCCGCCGGAACAACAGATATTGCAAATGCCTTACCGGAATTTCGGAACGCAGCATAACGGAGGCAGAGAACATCATGCAGCTACGTTCAGCCTTCGGAAACGACCGCTACCACAAATTGAACCTTGAGGCTTACGCACGCCACCGCACAGTTGAATTTCGCCAGCATTCGGGTACCACCAATTTCACAAAGATGGAAAATTGGATACGGTTTGCCGCCAACATGATTACCTTTGCAAAACATGGCATGGTGAATTCGGGATGCCCGCTTTCAAATATCCCTTTTTTGACAGCCGACCAAAAAGTTTTTTTCAAATTGAGAACCAAAAAATTAGCATAATATGATGACAACTTACACTTTGCAGGATGGCGGTATAATTGCCGCCTCCTGCCCTGCAGACTTTGTAACCAAACTCCGTGAAAGCAGCCGCTTCGACAGTGAATGTACTGACCAGGAGTATATGTACCATTTCGCCGACCGTTTCCATGACCAGACGGGGCATGTAGTCCGAGCTGATACCCCGGAGCATTTTTTTGAGGATTTGCTTTCCAACGGGTATATAAGCAGTAACCATAATGTTAAATAATTCCCAAAAAGGGAAGATTTTAAAGAAAAAACTTCTCTGTTTGGGAATTTATATGTACCTTTGTAACAAATAAAAGAAACATGAATATAACGGGTTCTGAAAAATTAGAAAAGTTCTGTAGAAAGCATAACGATGCGCAATCTGCCTTGGAAAAATGGGTGGACGAAGTAACAAAGGCATCCTGGAAAAACCATAATGATTTGAAAAACGACTATTTGTCTGCAGATTATGTAGGAAATAACCGTTATGTATTCAATATCAGAGGCAACAAATATCGTCTCATCGTTTTAGTCGTATTTTTTGCCGGTAATGTTGACATCCGTTTTGTCGGCACTCACGCTGATTATGATTCTATTGATGAGAAAAAAATAAAAACTATATAGGAGGTACGTGTTATGAAAATAAAGACTGATAAAGAATTCCGTGCTTATCAAGCGGAAATGGAAGCCATCACTGTTAAAGGTACAGACTTGGGAGATATGGAATTGCTGAGTGAAGAAGAAAAGGAAAGATATATCGTGCTTTCTCAAGCTATCAGTGAATGGGAAGCTGCATATCATCCTCTGCCTGGGAGGGTATCAACCTTGATTACTGATGCCATCCGTAAAAAAATGGAGACAGAAAATATAAAGCAGAAAGAGACAGCCAGGCGTCTCGGTATCTCAGAGTCAAGGGTCAGCGATATACTCAATGGTCGTCGTCCTCTTAATCTCAATATTGTAAAACGGTTACGGGACAATTTCGGTATTCCGGCAGATTTTATATTAGACAATATTTGAGTTGGAATTTCCTATCATAAATAAAGGCTTCCTGTTAATGGAGGCCTTTTTCATTGAACAAAAATGCATTTTCTGCACATAAAAATTTTAACATGTGCAGAAATGGGGTATATTTGCACTTATAACTTAATATTCATACTGTATGAAAAAGGCACTTTTATTATTTGTGCTGATGAGCTTGACCTTATTCACTCATGCACAAGAGAACAATTACGAAGAACTAAAATTTTTCAAAGTGATTCAATCCGAAAATAATGCAGACAAAAATAGCCTATACGCTGCACTACGTAGTTTTATGGCTATTTATTATGCTAATTCCCAAAATGTTATTCAAATGGATGATAAAGACGCAGGAATTCTTATAGGGAAAGCTACATCTGTATTCGATTCTCCCAGTATGATGCTTTCTGCGTATGAAGGATGGTTAGACTATAATTTAAAGTTGCAAGCACGTGATGGACGGGTAAGAGTAGAAGTTTCTCATTTTTTTCATCATAACAAACCAGGAAATCAGAAAAAAGCACAATTAGGAGTTCTTACTAAGGCAGATGAATATACTGATAAAGGTATGCAAAAGAAGTATCACAATAAAGTATGGTTAATGCTGAAAGAACAAGCGGCTAAAATCAGTTCTGATATTTTTGTTAATGTTGAAAAGGTTATAAAAGAAGGAGCCACTATTCAAAGCGAAGATGATAATTGGTAAGTTACTTATATAGGGTAATACAAGTATTTATATATTTAAGAGCTGACGAAATATTGCAATATTTCGTCAGCTTTCTTTTTTGTTTCAAAAAAAAATCCCATATTTGCAGTGCCAAATAAAACGATAGTATCATCTATCCCGTTGCGTCCGGTAGACGCTCAATACGAAATTGGGCTTTTTTTATGTCCATCGATTTGCTTAAACATTAAGTATTTAGCAAATTCATATACGAAACTTACGGCTGTCTTTTCCATTTTCGGACCCTTCGGGAATACGAATCGTTTTGTTTGGCGACTTTAACGGGAAAATGACAGCCGTTCGTGTATTCGAGAACTTGCCATTAATGCCAAACAAAACGATTCGTATATGAAAAATCAAATTTCCGGCACTCTCAACGTGCCTACCTCCGGTGTCCCTGCCGTGGGCGAATCCGTTAACGCTCTTACCGAGCAAGTCAATAACCTCCAGCGCCGTTACTACCGTGCTTTGGCTCCCGACTGCGAAGTCAAGACCGAAGCAGACCACTGGTACTTCCGCGCCATCCTATGGGCATGTGCCGGGATGGTGTTCCCACCATTGGTTGTGGTCACTGCATTGTGCGTTTATAAGGCAAAGAAGTGCCAGAAAGGAGGTGCCAAATGAACCGTATCAAGTCTATAACACAAAAAGACATTTATGTTCAAGCCGAACGTCTTTGCACAGGAACTGAAACAAATGAGTATAAATATTGCCTTGCTTATTATGGCAACTTTGTGATGTGTGACATCTCTGCGGAGGATGCCCGTGAAATCATTTCCTGCCTGCAGCATGCGCTTGATGTTAATGAGAAAGGAGGTACAAAATGAAGAATAAAGAGCAAGAGCAAAAAATTACCGATATAAGCATCCATATAGCATCCTTGTCCGCATCGTTCAAACCAGCCCCGGATACACACCATACCACCCATTGGTTCACTACGGATGAAGTCTACGACGCTATTCGTCGCATTGATCCTGGAGCGCATATTAGTAAGGAGCAGGTTCATCAAGCCATGCTTGATGCCCCTTAAATGTATTAAGTATGGCAGATGATATTAAGGAAAATGCGATGAGTGGTGGAACTCCGGCACGGTTACGTGGACTGGATAAAAACGGCAACAGTATTAGTCCGACATTGACAGAAGTAATAAGTGCAATGCCGGTGGCAACAGAGACAAACAATGGGCTTATGCAAGCTAATGGATTTGAACAAGGTAAGAACATATTAAGTGAAGGATACAATAATAAAATCAGTGCTGGTGTATATTCATCTACTGATAATTTAGATAATATGGGGACTGGGATTTTATTAGTGCTAAGAGGGTTTCAATACACGGCCCATTTATACATTACCAACTCTGCAAGAATATATATTAAAACCATTCGTAGCAATGGAGAGATTTTAAAAGATTGGACGTTGATAAATAATACCTAAATATAAAAGAGCTTTTAAGCCTTCATTTCTCTGCCGTGTTCTTTGCCCCTTAAATGTAAGGAAGATATGGCAGAGAAGCAGGATATAGCAATGAACCAGTTTCCGGTAGTCACAAGTATGAAGTATGTGTATGGGGAAAAAACAGATAGTGGGCAAGCTAAGATGGAGCTTCCCTCATTAAGTGCATTACTGTCTATTAAGGGAATTGGAATCACATCTTTAAACGATTTGAATGAAGCATACAAGGTTTTAAATGAAGGTTTAAGTGTTGTTTATATAGGAAAGACAGAAAATTCACCGATAGAATATGGTGTTTGTATTCATGTGCAGCGTTCATCTAAAGGAGATGCCAGTGGTAGCCAATTTATCTTTCAGATGGTAAGCGGAAGGCTCACGTATATCAGAGAAGGCTATAGCAGTGGGGATGCCATCCTTTATACTAATTGGAGGCAAATATAAATTACCTATAATAAAGCAATTTATTCATTCTACTTTTTCTGCCTTATCTTCTGCCCCTTAAATGTGTGAATATTATGGCAGATGATATTAGAGAGAATGCGATGGCTGGTGGAACGCCAGCACGGCTGCGTGGGCTGGATGCAAATGGTAATAGCATATCACCGACATTGGAAGAGGTAATGAATGCGATGGGAATATATACCTATAGCTTTACATTGGCGGCAAAAGAGGAAAAAGACCTTGGCGACTTGGGGTACGGTATGTATTTGCTTGCATCCCCCAACAATGCAGCAACTGCTATATTTGCTTTTGGTTCCTATTCAAAAGGTTTTGTGTCAGATGCAGGTTCAAATTTTTACTGTGATTATACAGATGGGACTAAAGGTGTTGCTTTCGGTCGAAAAACGACAAATGGTAGCTTTTTTATCAAAAACAACAGAAGCACTGAAACATACATAGTTTTAAAAAGGATTGGTACCTTATGATAGTGGTTCTGCAAGCCATGTGGATTTTCATTCTGGTTATGCCCGTTCCGGCCATCTCGGTCAGAACGGGCAGAATACTTCTTGTCAATGCAGTCCATTCATGGGGTAGACTGCATAAAACCTAAACACTTAACTGGAATAATTGGCGGCATTACCCACCAAAAGCATCCGATCTTCACAGACCGAGAATACTTTCATTATTCCAAAGAATAAAATAGTATTAGTTAAGTAGTATATCGGCTAACTATACAAAGTTACAGTATTTAGTCGGAAACAGCAACCATCTAAGTAAAAACATCCCGATACTTCACAGACCGGGATGCAATGCCAAACAAAGAGAGTTTCCGAATGAAAATCAATATGAACAAAATGTCTTTAAACCTTAATGCAACTAATACCTATTGTCTAACCATAACAACTACAAGTTACTGATAACTTTTAAGACATAAACCATAGTACAAAATTGATACCAGAATGATTGCGCAACAATATTGCATTCATTTTCATTAATATAAGGCAAAATCCTCTTTTAACAATACTGTGGAATATTGTGGAGTGCTCCACGGTATTGTGGAATAATTCCACAGTTTTAAGTAAGAGTTACTGACTTCCATTCGCTCCAATTCCCATTCCAGCATCGTCTTACATACATTCCTATCATATTTTCTGGGACAGCTATTTGATACAAAAACACTCCTTCTGTTATATATTTTGCTCTATGATTTGAGTATATGCCAAAAATAGTATCTGATGAAATGGGTGGATGATTAATAGTATCAGCGTTAAACATGCCAGAAATTCCATAATCTGTTTCGTTATTCAAATCTGCAGCATATCCTTTACCGAAAGTTTCTGCCACCTCTTGAATTGTCGGTGATATACTGTTGCCGTTTGCCGCCAGTCCACGCAGCCGTGCCGGAGTTCCACCACTCATCGTATTTTCTCTAATATCTTGTTTCTCTGCCATACTTAACACATTTAAGGGGCAGAAGATAAGGCAAAGAAGCGAGAGACCAAAGACAGCCATCAGAATTGGTAAAGCAAACTGAACTTTATTGTATAAATGTTACTTTCACAGCTCTATCTTTTGCTGTTCTATTTTTGATAATATATTTCGTCTTGTCACCTGTATTTATTACACAAATCTTATCCTCAACGTCTGAAAAGAATGAAATAGTACCTGCGGATACTATTACGTTCCCACGCCCGTTAGCATATAAAATGGCAACGGATTTATCATGGTTTTGAGAATAATTTTGCACTGTAATCAGACCGCTGTCGAAAGGTAATTCAAACTGCCCTCCAGCCGGAATTGTAAACGTTTTGCGAAATAGCCCCATTTGCTCCATCAAATCTTCTGCCGTTATCTTCCCCTGGCTATTTCCTTTTTCTACATACACATAATCCGCATCAGTCACTATCTGAAACTGGTTCATCGGTATGTCTTGTTTCTCTGCCATAACATTGCATATTTAATGGGCAGAAGATAAGGCAGAAAAAGTAGAATGAATAAATTGCTCTATTATAAGTAATTTATATTTGCCTCCACGATGAATAAACAATCTTTTTTCCATCACCTTTCCCCGTTCGCAAATTAATCGAATTGTCTCCTGGAACAATTTGAATAATTCTTTGGGAAGCAGTAACAACGCCTTTATCTGACCTCTGTATATTAATACAGAATGAATAGGTCGCAGGAGAATTTAGAATCCCCGTAACAATATCATATATGGATATTCCAGAGTCTTCGTTTTTGTATATGTTATTTAAATCTGAGTCTGGTATGCCACCTTTACTTCTAATAGAGGTGATATATCTTTTTACAATATTAATAAAAACATCCTTTTTAATCTTCCCTTGGCTACTGTCTGTTGCCTCTCCGTATAGGTACGCTGCATCCGTCAGCAGCTTAAATGCATTCATTGCTATATCTTGTTTCTCTGCCATACTCATTGCATATTTAAGGGGCAAAGAAGACGGCAGAGAAACATAATGCTGCTTGGTTATAATCTATTTATGGAAAATCTTTGAACACTACTTCTTAAATTTGTAACTCTTATGGTTTTACTGCCGTCTTTTATTTGCTCTATATTAAATAAATTCCCTACGATGTTGGACGAATCAATAACGGCTTTAAAATCTTTTTTATAATAAGCTAAATGGAATAGGATACTGGAGCCATTAAGTTCCTCGCTGACAAATAGAAATATTCCATAATAAGGAAGAGGAATATCTACACTGCCTTCCCCTACAATACTATATTCGACTCTTCCTTGTCCAGCGCTTGCCATCCCTTTCTCTTCCATAGTTGCTACTGGCATTGCGCTTGCCACCTCTTCCAATGTTGGTGATATACTGTTGCCGTTTGCCGCCAGTCCACGCAGCCGTGCCGGAGTCCCCCCAGCCATTGCATTCTCTTTAATATCTTCTGCCATACCTTGTACGTTTAAGGGGCGAATCCTCCGGATTATGAAAACTTTATGTTCGATACTTTATTAATTGCATATAAATTCTTACTTTTAAAGGAGAAAAACAGAATCCTATGAATTACGGTTACATACGGGTCAGCAGTGAAAAACAGACCGTTGAAAACCAGCGGTACGAGATAACTGAATACTGCAAGCGCAAGGGGCTCATTATAGATAAGTGGATTGAAGAGAGTGTGTCTGGTGCCAGGCATCCCAATGTGCGGAAATTAGGTAAGATACTGAATACGATAGACCAAGGCGATACCATATATGTTACGGAACTTTCAAGACTTGGACGCTGTGCGTATATGGTTATAGCTATCATATCTCATTGTCTGATTGCCAAAGCCAATATTGTGGAAATCCGTGATGACAAGCTTATTAAAGATGATTCAGATTCTGTGCAAGATACGTTTTTAAAGGTCTTATTTGCTCAAAGAGAGCGGGAAGATATATCAAGGAGAACCAAAGCCGGACTTGCCAGGCGGGTAGCCATGGGGATGAAGCTTGGGCGAAAACCAGGTGTTCAGAATTCCCATTATAAATTGACTGGAAAGGAACGGTTAATAAAAAAGATGTTTGAATACGGATATTCCAAAGCCGCCATTTGTAGAAGGCTGCAATGTAATCCGATAACTTTGGATAGGCATCTTATAAGGATGTGCTATTTTCTACCTTGTAATTGAGTTTTATATCTTTGCGTGAAAAATGATTTACGCGTATATTAGAGTCAGTACAGACAAACAAACGGTTGAGAATCAGAAATTTGAGATAGAGAGATTTTGTAAGATAAGAGAACTACAAATAGACAAATGGGTGTCAGAAACCATATCCGGTACCAAGTCTGCAAAAGAACGGAAGCTTGGCGCTTTGCTGAAAAAACTTAAAAAGGGTGATACCCTTATTTGCTCTGAAATTAGTCGTCTTGGGCGTCGTCTGATGGAAGTGATGAGCATTCTAAACACTCTCATGCAAAAAAAAATCACTGTTCTGACTGTAAAGGAGAAGTATGAGTTGGGTAACAATATACAGTCTCAGATTCTTGCCTTCGCTTTTGGTCTGTCAGCTCAGATTGAGCGTGATTTGATTTCGCAACGGACCAAAGAAGGTCTTGCCAGGCGTGTTGCCGAAGGACAGAAATTAGGGCGGCATAAGGGTGGGCATAACTCGCATTACAAGCTGACGGGCAAAGAAGGATTGATTAAAACTATGCTTGAATACGGATATTCTAAAGCTGCCATTTGTAGAAAATTGAAATGCAATCCTAAAACATTGGATGACCATTTAAAAAGGATGCAATAAGTAATCGGATTTTATTAAAAAATTCCTATATTTGCTTGTAGAAATGCATATAAACACCAAGAGCTTGGTGGCAACTTACGTTGTCATCGAGCTCTTTTTTTTATGTCCTTTTTCGAGGCGGCAGATGCTGGTAGCTTTGCATTGACATCCCATGTCAGTGGAATATTATGGAACATTTCATATATGATGATGGCTTACTTCTTTTAATAATTGTTCGACAAAAAAGAGGTTGGTAGTATTAATAATTATATGGTATTTGAAAATGGATAGATTATTGACATTAGACCAAATTCGTGTGATATGCGTGTCGTTATTTAGTTCGACATTAGCGTATCTGACACCTACCCAAGGCTTCCTTATAGCTTTGGCGGTGATGTTTGCCTTTAATATCTGGTGCGGTATGCGTGCCGATGGCGTGAGTATTATTCGGTGCAAGAATTTCAAGTGGAGTAAGTTTAAGAATGCATTGGCAGAATTGCTCTTGTACCTGGTTATTATTGAGGTGGTGTTCGTCTTTATGGATTCAATAGGTGACGGTGAAAGTGCTCTCATTGTTATAAAGACTATTACATATGTTTTCTCATACGTGTATTTGCAAAACGCATTCAAGAACCTGATTACAGCATACCCGAAGAATAAGGCTTTCCGGATAATCTACCATTTGATAAGGTTTGAGTTCAAGCGTGCGATGCCCTCGCACGTCCAGGAAGTGATTGGAAGAATTGAAAATGAAATTGATAAGGAGGAAGAAAAATGAAAGTATTGATTGACAACGGACATGGTAGTAATACTCCCGGTAAGCGTTCTCCGGACGGCCGGTTAAGGGAGTATGCCTATACCCGTGAGATAGCTGAACGGCTGGTAATGGAGTTAAGGAAGAATGGCATTGATGCTGAGCGTATCGTCAAGGAAGAGATAGATGTTCCACTGGCAGAGAGATGCCGTAGAGCGAACGAGTATAAGGCTTCTGAGGCTATACTTGTTTCTATCCACTGCAATGCTGCCGGTAATGGAAGTGATTGGATGTCTGCCCGTGGTTGGGAAGCGTGGACTTCTGTTGGCAAAACAAAAGCGGATAAGTTGGCGACTTGTCTGTACGAGAATGCCGAATACTGTCTGCCGGGAATGAAGATACGCAAGGACATGACGGATGGAGACCAGGATAAAGAAAGTGGGTTCTACATACTGAAGCATACCAAATGTCCGGCTGTACTTACAGAAAATCTGTTTCAGGACAATAAAAAGGATGTGGAGTTCTTGTTGTCCGAAGAAGGTAAACTGGCAATTGTGAATATGCACGTATGGGGTATTATGAAATATCTGGGACTATGAAAAAGTTACCGTGGATATTAATTGTACTGCTGGTTATAGCTTGTGTGACGGCTTGGTTCCGTTTGCATGAGCCTCCGGCTGAAGTCCGTGTAGAGACGAAGATAAAGACGGTTGTCAAGGTAGATACGATGCTTATCTCTGCGCCGATGGCTGTGTTCTGGCGTTTCGTGCCGGATGATACGACACGGATAGGTGATACCTTGCTTCATCGCCGACAAGTAGTGTATTCAGACAGCTCGTATCGGGCTGTGGTGAGCGGATATGTAGACCCTCGGCTGGATAGTTTACAGGTATTTCCTAAGACGGTGTATCAGACGGTGACGAATGATATTTATCATCCGGTGGTTGTCAAGCCGAAGAGGAAACGGTGGGGATTTGGTTTGCAGGCTGGTTATGGCTATCCGGGTGGCTTTTATGTCGGCGGTGGGGTGAGCTATAATTTGTTTATGTGGTAGGAAAAACATACCTTTGTTGCTGTAGTAGTTTTACTTATCATTCATTTGATAAGTGGCCCCGGCTTCCGTCGGGGCTTTTCATGTTTATAAAAGAAACGGTATTTGCTTGTTTCAATGAAAACGGAATTGATAGAGAATATAGGTTTTACAGAGGAGGAATACAATGCCAGGACTTTGGGTGAGGATGTTGCCTCCTTTGATGAATTCATAAATGCGATAGTCGCATTTGTGGAAGAAAGTGGCGGCAGTCTGGAGGATGCCGTTGATATGGCGAACGACGCGTATTTTCAATTATAAATGATTATATAAAGTAGCTATGGCAGAAGAAAGTAAATATGCTTACGACGCAGAACATATTTTTGACACCTCTATGTATGTTAATGCAAATATCTGCGATATTAAGCAGCACTATCCGGATTCGTTCTACAATCCGGCCATTGACCGGTTGTATCGGTTGAAAGAATATATGGAAGACAAAATGTAGGACTGTAGGAGCGTAGGAGGCTAATATTAGCCTCCTAATATAATACGCATCTACATATCTGGAAAATGATTCTTTATTTTATCACTATTTATCGCAAAATTCTTGCGGACATACCGTTCGGTTGTATCAATTGATTTATGTCGGAAGTGCCGCTGTAACTCCCATGTGTCAACACCAGCATTAACCAACTCTACCCCACCCGAATGTTTGAAACTGTACAATTTGTATTCAGCTGACAATCCCAACCTATTCCGAAATGCATTGAATCGATTTCTGAAGTTATTCTTTCCTAATGGCTTCACGCCAGGAACTCCCTTCGCACCGAACAAGTATAAATCCCGATTGTATTCATTCAGTTTTGCCTTCAACATGGCATTATATAATTGCCTGGGAATACACACATGTTCTGTCTGCCTATTCTTGCTTTTGTCTTGTGGAACTCTTATTACCTTGTTTTCAAAGTCTACATCTCCTACTTGCAACAAGCGACATTCGTTAGGGCGAATGGCACAATAATATTCCAACTGACAGACAAGTAACAACTGAGGATCGTACTTGCGCATGACAGCAATTATTTTTGTACGTTCTTGTTCTGGAATAGGACGTGGAGCCTTGTCCACCACAATACCGATATTGGGGATGTTAGACACAGGGTTATTCTTCAATAGTTTCTTTTTTATCAGATAGTCAAAAAAAGCATGAAGAATTTGGGCATATTTCTGAATCGTAAGCCTACTCAAGTTACCATCTTCAGCAATGCAACGAAGGAACTCACATACATGTTCCTCGCTGATGACACCCACATGTACCGCATCAAGCCTGCATTGCTCAGTCCATTCGCAGAATATGCGAAGTTTTGAACGATAAGTTTGATAAGACTTTTCTGTAACACTGTTTTTTTTCCTCAAAAGGAACTCGGAAAGGTGAGTACGGATAGTCACAACACTCTCTTTCTCCCTGCCCCATCGTTCAGCATACTTCTGCACAAGCAACGCATCTTCATACGTCACCTTCTCACGACCGAATGGAGACCAACCTTCTTCCATCTTCGTTCGCAATTTCGCAATAATAGTATTGGCCAACTCATAGCGTTCTTCGGCAGATTTCAGTTTTTTAAATCCAGAATACTCTCGAAATCGCTTCATGTTTCCGGTATATGGATCTCTGACAGAGTATTCCACAAACCAATCTTTCGATAAGTCACCACCATTGTCGACCAAATGAGGCAACACAATAGCCATTTGTCTTCTTCCCATTTCACATTGTTTTTGTTGTTAATAGTTTGACGATTTACTAACCACATACAAAAACAGACATTTATATAATAGAAATAGACATTTATTAAATAAATAAACCGCTATAAATAAGCGGTTTATAATATTTAGTGGAGCTGGAGGGAGTCTCTCGAACCTTTTTATAAAATATCATAATCTATCAAACATCAGATTATTAAATAGTTATATTTAGCTATCATCTATCTAAATATCTCTTAATATCATTGCATATCTCAATTATTGGGTGTACTTTTGGGTGTAACTTTTCAAATACACCCAGTTTATGAACATCAAGAGAAATATCATCTTCGCACTGGAAAACCGTAAAAAAGATGGCATTCCTATCACTCAAAATGTACCCATCCGTATGCGTGTCGTTTTTGCAAGCCAACGGATTGAGTTTACAACAGGCTATCGGATTGATATGGAGAAATGGGATGCAGACAAGCAACGGGTAAGAAACGGCTGTACCAATAAGCTGAAACAAAGCGCATCAGAAATCAACACCGAACTACTGCGTCAATACACCGAGATACAGAATGTGTTCAAGGAGTTCGAAGTACAAGACATAATGCCCACCCCTGCACAAATCAAAGAGGCTTTCAATCTAAAAATGAAAGGAGAAAAGGAAGAGAGCCATCATGAGAAAGAGGAAGTGAAATTAGACTTCATGAAAATCTTTGATGAGTTTGTTGCCGAATGCAGCAAACAAAATGACTGGTCATCCTCTACTCTAAAGAAGTTTGCAACAGTAAAAAAGCACATCGCAACTTTTGATCCGAACACGACATTTGAGAGCTGGACGGAAAGACACTTCAATGAGTATATAGATTACTTACGCAGTGATAAAGATATGCGCAACACTTCCATAGCCAAGCAAATCAAGTTCTTGAAATGGTTTTTACGTTGGACTAACCGAAAAGGGTATCATCAAAACACCGCTTATGACAAATTCATGCCCAAAATGAAAAGTGCACCGAAAAAAGTAATATTCCTTACCCGGAATGAATTGGACAAAATCAGAGCCTGCCAGATACCTGCTGCCAAACAATACCTTGAAAGAGTAAGGGATGTTTTATTATTTTGTTGCTTCACAGGTCTTCGGCATTCTGATGTGTATAACTTGAAACGCAGCGACGTGAAAGAGGAACACATAGAAATTACCACCATCAAAACGGCTGACAGCCTTATTATTGAGCTGAATGACCACAGCAAAGCTATTCTTGAAAAATATAAAGATATTCCTTTCCAAAACAATAAAGCATTGCCAGTGGTAAGTAATCAGAAGATGAACGAGTATTTGAAAGAGTTAGGAGAACTGGCAGAAATAGACGAACCTGTACGGGAAACCTACTACAAGGGAAATGAACGAATAGACGAAGTCACACCTAAATATGCCTTGTTGAGCACCCATACTGGCAGACGCACATTTATTTGTAATGCTTTGGCTCTGGGCATTCCGGTGCAAGTGGTCATGAAATGGACAGGGCATAGCGACTACAAAGCCATGAAACCTTACATTGACATAGCAGACGACATCAAAATTCAGGCAATGAACAAATTTAATCTCCTATAAACATGAATACGATAACAACCCTCATACCCCAATACGGAGAGCTGAACAGAATCAGCAAAGACTGGATTGTAAGCCATACTTTCTCTTTTGAAAAGCAGAAATTCATCGTTGATTTC